AAAATATCCGTACTTAGGACCTGCGGCAAGCACTTTGCAAGCCAATGGAACTCTAGCAAGAGTATTTACAACTAACATGGCTTCTAGGTTGGGAGGATAGTATGGCAGGCGAAATTCCTCCTATCCTCGTACAAATACAAGCAGATATATCGCAATTAAAAACAGGGCTTGCGCAGGCAGAATCAGCGCTAAAAGGTTTAGATAGCAATGTGGCAAAAACCAATAGTGTATTTGATGGCTTTGGCGCTAAGTTAAAAACACTAGCCGCGACTATTGGTGTAACTTTTGCGGCTACACAAGTTGTATCTTTTTTTAAAGAATCTGTAGCCGCCGCACAAGAAGCGGCGGCAGTACAAACGAGATTACGCACAATTCTTCTTAACACCGGCGCGGCTACAGAAGCACAAGTTGCAGCATTAAATGCACAAGCAGAAGCATTAGAGAAAGTGGGTGTAGTAACAAAAGAAAATGTGACTATGACGCAATCGCAACTTGCCACATTTGATTTACAAAGTAAAACAATCCACACATTAACGCCTGCAATTTTAGATTATGTTACTGCCGAAAAAGGAGCAACAGCCTCTACGGATGATTTTAGGTCTATGACTAATGGTCTAGCCCAAGCATTGAACGGTAATTTTGCTTCTTTAACAAGACAAGGTTTTGTACTTACCGATAATCAAAAGAAATTACTAACAACAGGAAGCGAATCAGAGCGCGCCGCCGCACTTACAGATATTCTCAATAGCACATATAAAGATTTTAATAAAACACTTGCTAACACTCCTGAAGGTCGCATGATTAAACTGAAGAATGAGTTTGGCAGTTTAAAAGAAGAAATTGGCAAAGGCTTATTACCTGTATTTGAAAAAATAATGGAAACTTTATCTAAAACAGTTATACCTGCTTTAGAAAAATTATTAAAATCTGTTAAAGAAAACAGCACAGAATTAAAAGTATTTTTTACAGTACTTGGTTTGGGTGCTATCGCGTGGGGTCTTTATACGATTGCGGTAAAAAAAGCAATCATTCAAGAAAGAATTTTTAAGGCAGTCATGGCAACAAATCCCATAGGACTATTAATTGTGGCTGTTGCGTTACTTGTGACAGGTATGGTTAAGTTATTTAAAAGTAATGAAACATTCCGTAATGCTGTAATCTCTATGGCTAAAGTAGCGTTAAATGCTTTTGCAAGTATTATTCCAATAACTGCTAGAGTGTATGAAGCAATTGGCAAAATAGTTACAGGGCCAATGCGCTTGTTTTTATTTGCATTATCTAAATTGCCGGGCGTTGGTAAATATGCAAAAAGTGCATTAGACGGAATTAACAAAGGCTTAGATGGCATTTCTGATTTTGGCGACAAAGCATCAAAAAAGGCTAAAGAATTGGCGGCTAACCTAGATAAGTTAGGCAAAGAGGCAGACAAAGCCAAAGATAAAATAGATAAAGTTGATAAAGACCCGTTTGCTGGCTCTAAGGACCCTAAAGGTAATGCTTTAAATAAGGCTGACCAAAAGAAATTAGATAAAGCAAAAGAGCAAGCAAAGAAAATTAATAAAGATATTGCTAAATTATATGAAGAATCAGAAGAACGGCGTTTAGAAGCATTAGAACAATTTAATGAACGCATTGCCGATATAAATGAGCGTTTCAAAGAACAACAAGAAGATTTGGAAGAAAGGTATCAAGAAAGACTTGCAGACCTAGCAGAGCGCTTTGAAGAAACAAAAGAAGATTTGAAAAAACGGCGTGACAAAGCAGATGAAGCCGCTAACAAACGCCACACTGAAACCGTATTGAAAATACACAGTGAATACAATAAACGCCTAATTGAACTAGAAAAAACAAAAGACAAAAAAATTGTAGATTTACAAGAAGCGGCGCAGAAAAAGAATGAAGAAATTACAAAACGCGGTGTAGAGCGATTAGCAGAAATTGTGGAAAAGAGCCGCGAGCGCTTGCGTAATGCCTGGCAACAAGGAACGCAATTTAGCCTAGCCGATTTGTTTGGCATGTCTAAAGAAAAAAATATTAATATATTAGAAGCATTACGCGAACAATTAAAAAGTATTAAAGAGTTTCAATTAGGAGCGGGCGAATTAGCAGGTGCAGGATTTTCTCAAACCTTCTTAGAAGAAATAGTTAAAGCAGGGCCAAATGCCGGTTTAGAGATGATTAAACAAATTAAAAAATTGTCGCCTGCGCAACAAAAAGAATTACAAAAAATGTATGCTCAATTAGAAACATTGAATTCTGAAGGCATGGACATAATTGCTAATACATTATCTACATCTTCAACACTTGCAACTAAAGCACTAACGAAAGAATATAGTCAAGCGCAATCAGATATTACACAGGCTCTAGAAGATGTAAACAAAGAACTATTACAAAGTATCAGTGAAGCCAATGCCGCTTACAGCGAGGCGTTTTCAGAAGCCAAATTAATTCGTGACGAAAAATTATTAGAAGCGCAAAAAGAATTAAATGATGCTTTGGCTGAAAGTGAAAAGAATTTCTTAGAAGCAATAGAAGAAGCAACAAACGCTTTGCGCAAAGCAGAAGCGGATGCCAAAAAAACATTTGATAAAGGGTTATTAGACGCGCAAGAATCGTTGGCAAAAGCAATTGCAAGTGCGCAAGAATCTTACAATAAATCATTAGATGAAATTGATAAAAAAACACAAGAAAAGGTAAATGCTTTACTAGGAAAATTGCGACAAGCCGCCGCAATTATGGAATCATTAGGAGCAACGCAAGCCGCTTCAAATGCGTTAGCAAATACGCGTGTATTAGGAGGAGGCGGAGGAGGTGCTGTATTTCCTGCGGAAATGGAATATAGAAGCGCTCCTAGCACAAGTGGCACAAGCGTCACAGTGCAACAAAACTTCACTAGCGTTTCTGCAGATGTATCTACAATTACTGCCGCGACATTATCAGCGATTAGTTACGGAACAGCGATGGTAGCAATCTAATGCCACAAGTAATTACTAACTATTCTTTTTCATTTAACAATCAAGTATTTGGAGGCGCAGGGTCGCCTTATCAAATTCTCTCTGTAGAAGGTTTAGAAGGTTTACCTGGTATTCGTAATCAAGATGATAACCGTGGATACGCAGATGGCATGTTTACAGGTAGGGATTTTCTTGCAGGCCGCACAATTTCTATTTTAATACAAACTACCGCAACCTCAACTGCTTCTGCGCAAGCAAATTTTAATATATTACAAAGAACTTTCCAACCACAAACAAGCGGTTCAACGCCCTTGTATTTTTTATTATCGGCAGGCGAAGCAGAGCAAGTAATTTATGCTCGCGTACGCAATCACATGGCATCACTTAATCCAAATTACACTTATGGATATATTATTTCTCAAGTAGATTTGTTTTGTGCCGACCCTCGTTATTATGATACAAACGAACAAACTGCAGTTATGCAATTTAGCGCTCCGTCAGGGCGTGTCTACAATAGAGTCTATAATCTAGTGTATGGTGGCGGCAGTGGCACATTAACAACAACAATAACTAATAATGGATGGACTGATACCTACCCTATAATTACTATAAATGGGCCAATAACCAATCCGGAAGTAGGCAATAATACGCAAAATGCCACATTAGATTTCAATGTAACTTTGGCTTCTAACGATGTTTTTGAGATTGACCTTTATAATAAATTGATTACATTGAATGGCAATCCCGCTCGTAATACATTAATATCAGGCACATCAAATTGGTTTTCTGCCCAACCCGGCAATAATCAGTTTTATTTTACAGGAGTAGGAACCTCATCAGGAATAACTCAGGCTACCGTAGAATGGCAGTCTGCCTACATTTAGGAGCATAAATGACACTACGCACACCGCCCTCATGGTTACAAAATGGGTCACACCCTGCAGAAAATGACCGTCTTTCTATGCAGGCGCTTTATGCAACTACAGGCATTATTGGTTCTACTTCATTAGCAGTAACCGCCAATTCTCCTGCAGGTATGTCAGTGCTTGTTGCTGAAGGTTGGGCGGCTATTGTAGGTACAACCCAAATAGATATGGGTGTTTATACAGTTTATAATGACGCTACAACAACTTTAACTATTACAACTGCAGACCCCACTAATGCACGCATTGACCGCATTGTAGTCACAGTGCAAGATGCTTATTACACAGGCGCTTTTAACGATGTAGTGTTTCAAGTAGTCGCAGGAACTCCATCCGGCTCACCTGTTGCTCCTGCAACTCCTGCTAACGCTATTTCTCTTGCAACTATTTCAGTCGGTGCGGGTGTTACTTCAATCGTAAGTGGGGCCATAACAGATACTCGCGTAGATGTTACTACCAATTTACCTGTTGTTTATTTAACTACAGCGCAAACTTTAACAAATAAAACACTTACTGCACCAACAATAAATGATGCAACAAATAATTTTCCAATTATTAAATCTGCGGAAGAACGCACAAATGTTGTTGCCGCCGCCGCGACAGGCACTATAAATTACGATGTAGAAACTGCGGGTATTTGGTATTACACATCAAACGCTTCAGGCAATCACACTTTAAATTTTAGATTCAATGCAAGTACAACTTTATCTTCTAAGTTAGCGGTGGGAGATGCAATCACTTTAGTTTGGCTAAATACAAATGGTGCGACTCCGTATTATCCTAGCGTTATACAAATTGATAGCGTTGGCGTTACCCCTAAATGGCAAGGCGGCACAACACCTATTGGCGGTAATGCTTCAAGCATAGATGCTTATGTATTTGCCATTATAAAAACAGCCGCAACACCTACTTATACAGTTATCGCATCACAAACTAAGTACGCATAAGGAGAAATTGTCATGTGTCCATTAATGGCATCAACGCAATTAAGTCCTACTGCTTATGGAATGTTTGGCGTTCCTTTGCCTGCTCCGACAAGTCTTGAAGTACTTGTGGTAGCAGGAGGTGGAGGCGGTGGAGATGCCAATAATTCACAAATTCAATTTGGAGGGGGCGGGGGTGGCGCAGGGGGATTTCGCACAAATGCTTCGTTTAGCGTCAGCGCCGGTACAGGTTATACATTAACTGTTGGTGGCAGTGGAACAAACTCTGTATTTAGCACTATTACTTCTGCAGGCGGTGGCGCAGGAAATAGAGCAAATAGTGGAGGACAGATTGGCCCAACATCTGGAGGTTCAGGCGGTGGAGGGGGTTCATTGGGCAGTAATCCAACCAATGGTGGAGCAGGTAATACGCCCACTGAATCTCCTTCCCAGGGTAATAATGGTGGAAACGGTTCGTCACCTCCCCCAACACAATCGGGAGCAGGAGGTGGAGGCGCAAGCGCAGTTGGTGCAAATGTTCCAGGCAGTTATATTGGGGGTAACGGAGGTGCAGGCACAGCATCATCAATCACAGGCTCGTCAGTTACTTATGCAGGTGGAGGAGGCGGGGGCGCAGATGGTCGCACTGGATTTACCCCAACACGAGGACTTGGAGGTACGGGAGGGGGCGGCGATGGTTGCGCATCAGATGATGTCACCGTTGTGACATCCGCTACTGCAGGTGGAATGAATTTAGGAGGTGGCGGTGGAGGTGGTTGCAGAGGAACGACAGGTACGCAAGGGGCTTCAGGAGGTTCAGGAGTAGTTATTCTTGCTTATCCTGTTGATTTTAAAGACCCTAATATTGGAAATGGTTTGACTTACACAAGAAATGTTACAAGTCGTGCAGGATATAAAGTGTTTACTTTTACAGGTGGAACGGATACGGTGAGTTGGTAATGGCACATTATTGTTTTTTAGATGCAAACAACATTGTTACAGCAATTATCCCTGGACAAAATGAAAATACTGTTGTTGGCGGCATTTCTGATTGGGAGGCTTATTACGGCGAGAAATGGGGCGCAGTATGTAAGCGCACATCATTTAATACACACGGCAATCAACACACAGGTCCAGGCGAACCATTTAGATATAACTACGGTGAAATTGGATACACTTTTGACCCAACATTAGGCGATGATGGTGGTTTTATTGCACCTAAACCTGGTCCTAATTTCATACTCAATAGGGATACAGGTTTGTGGGAACCACCATTTGACGAATGACTACAACCTATCGCTATTTATTTGCCAATTTAGTAACCAATGAAATCATTGCGGAATTACCTCTTACTGGAGTGGGTTTTACAAAACAATTAAACCAGGCTGGAACTCTGCAAGGTCATTTGCTTTTATCAGGCGTAAGCACGCCTGAATTTAATGTTAATGCTTCTACTATACCTGGCAAAACCGCTATTTATGTTGATAGAAATGGCGTGTTGGTATGGGGCGGTGTAATTTGGAATAGGACTTATAACAGTGCCGCTCAACAATTAAGTTTGGCAGCGCGAGAATTTGAGTCATATTTTGAACGCCGCCGAATTACACAAACAACGGCTTTTACTAATACAGACCAATTAGTTATTGCGCGCACTCTTATAGATAATGCACAAAGCGTATCTTCAGGAGATATAGGAGTTATTACAGGCAGTGAAACTTCAGGTGTTTTGATTGATAGAGTTTATTATGCTTATGAATTAAAAGGCGTATATCCTGCTATACAAGATTTATCTCGCGCAGAAAATGGTTTTGATTTCAATATAAATGTAAGTTACGATGGCGTAACAGAAGAACCTATAAAAACTTTAATTCTTGGTTATCCAAGAACAGGTGTGGTTTATGATGTTAATGACCCGGCGGCTTTTGTTTTTATTTTTCCTGCAGGAAATATTGTAGAATATGAATATCCGGAAGATGGCAGTATTGCCGCTAATACGGTTTACGCTTTAGGCGCTGGTTCAAATGAAGGCAAATTAATAGCAACAGCGCAGGATGCTTCTAAATTAATAGACGGTTGGGCTTTATTAGAAGAACAGGCTAATTATTCAGATACAACAGATGCTACATTATTACAAGAATTGGCTACTGGACAGGTTAATGCTGTTTCGTACCCTCCAACTACAATTAAAATAGTAGTTCCTGCCTATGTAACGCCCGAATTTGGCACTTATAACATTGGCGATGATGCCCGTTTAATAATTACAGATGAGCGTTTTCCTGAAACTTTAGATGAAATTTATCGTATAGTGGCATTAAGTGTGCAACCCGGCGAAGATGGCCCTGAACGCGTTACTCTTACGCTTACTGACACAACGAATTGAGGCATCATGGCATACATTAATCAACCTCCTGATTTGAGAGTTTTGTTTGCAACGCTAGACCAAAGATTACGCAAATTAGAATTAGCGCAAAGATTCACTGCACCTAATGTTGATTTTTCTACTAGCACGCCTAGTAATCCGCGAATAGGTGACATATTTTTTGATACAGATTCAGGCGACCTCAAATATTATGATGGTACAAATTTTATTACCTTGTAGTACATAACTGTTATTATTAGGCGCTATGAGCATAGAACAATGGGTTGGAATTGCAGTGGGTGTTTGCACCCTGGTTGGAGCCTTTGCCATGAGTGTTAGACATTTAGTAAAATACTATTTGGCAGAACTTAAACCCAATGGGGGCACATCAATAAAAGATAAAATTCGTGACATAGATGAGAAGGTGGACAAATTAGAAACGAGAGTAGACGAGATATACCGACTATTAATAGAGAAGGATTAATAGAGTTAATTGTTTGGCACGCAAAACGAGAATTACAATATGAAGAAGGCACAAACAATGACACTAAATACGGTAAATGGTATGGGCTTAATCATCAACCTTGGTGCGCCATGTTTATCTCATGGATATATTACAAAGTTGGGGCTAGTAAAACAATAGCGGCAAGCAATGCAAAAGGTTTTGCTTCATGCGATGCAGGTTTAAAATGGTTCACTGCTAAAAATAAGTTAGTGCCAATTGGACAAGCGCAAGCAGGCGATATAGCCTTTTTTCAGTTTGACACAGATGCCCAACCCGACCATGTGGGCATTGTGGTAAAAAATAAAGGTAAGTATTTGTATTGCATAGAAGGCAATACAAGTTCTAACAAAAAAAATAGTCAAAGCAATGGAGGCGGGGTATATCGTAAGAAACGCCCCTATTCTGTTGTAATGGCTGTAGCAAGACCTACTAAGGAGAAATAATGTATCTAAAAAAAGCAACTATAAGCCAAATTAAATCCGCATTGCGTCACTTTGTTTTGACGGGTGCGGCTGTTTGGGTAGTCAATCCTGACGCAGATGTAAAGGCTTTAATTGCAGGCGTTGTAGCCGCAATTATCGGCCCATCCATTCGCGCTGTTGATAAAAACGACCCTGCATTTGGCAAGGTCGCAGATTGGGTAGAAAAAGAAATCAAAAACCTAGCAAAGAAGCCTCGTAAAAAGAAAGCCTAATTTCCCTCCTCCATGGGAAAGCACTCCTGAGTATGAGTCTAAACTGCTCATTTATACTTGTGTTAGGCTATGCGTGGAGGTGGGCATGACTTTAGAAAAATCATTACAAGAGTTAGCATCAAAGCAAAAACCATATAGTCAATATTGTGCATGGCAAATGACAATAAACTCATTATCAGATAAAGATAAAAAAGCATTAGATGATGCTTGGGCAAAAGGTTATTCGGCAAACATTATTGTAAAAGCATTGCGCGCTGAAGGACATAAAACAACTGCCGAAACAATAAGAGCGCACCGTAGAGGTATGTGCAAATGTCCAAAGTAAATAAAATTCTTGATGATAGAGAAGAACAATATGGTGACGCAACAGAGAACTTTGCAAAAATAGGCAGGATATGGGGTGCGTTACTAGACATTGAGGACATTGCGCCATGGCAAGTAGCATTAATGATGGATAGTTTAAAAACAGTGAGATTATTTAAAAACCCAAGTCACGAAGATAGTTGGATAGATAAACAAGGTTATACACATCACGGGTATGAAATGGTAAAACAATGAGCCTAGAAGATAACTTAAAAAAACTACCTGAAGGTATTGAATCCGATGATGTCAAAGAATTACGAAACGCTTTGTACAGATTGCAAAAACAATTAATCAAAGCAAAAATGCGAAATGAAGATTTGGTAGAGGCAACGCACCGCGCCGCTTATGATGCAATGCTTACGATGGGTCCTATTAAACCCGTGGAGCAAAAGGTGGCAAAAGGTGTTAGCGGCAAAGCAGAAGTTGCGTTATGGCACATGACTGATTGGCAAGGCGCAAAAAAAACTACTACTTACAACTCTCAAGTAATGCGTACGCGGGTTTTAGAATTTGCACAAAAGGCTGTAAGAATTACAGAAATACATAGAGCAAATCATCCGGTAAAAGATTGTTACATACTTTTTGGCGGTGACATGGTTGAGGGTTTATTTAATTTCCCTAATCAAGTTTTTGAGATTGATTCAACACTGTTTGAGCAATATGTAAATGTAAGCAGGCTTTGCGTAGATGTGGTTCGCTACGCTCTTGCTAATTATGAAAAAGTTACGGTAGTTCCTGAGTGGGGTAATCATGGGCGTATTGGAAGTAAGCGTGACAATGTTCCTCGTTCTGACAATTTTGACCGTATGTGTTATGAATTGGCGCGCCAATTACTTGCAGGCGAAAAGCGCCTTACCTGGCAAGAATGTCCTGATGATATACAAAGAGTACAAATCGGTGAGTATCGCGCGCTCGTTATTCATGGTGATGAAGTTGGTCGTAATGGTTTTGCATCTCCAGCAACGATTGTCCAACACATCAATAGATGGCGCAGTGGCTCTTACCCATGGGAATTTAGAGATGTCTATATTGGTCATTACCACACCCATGCGGAATGGGCGCTTGCAAATGGATTGGGCAGTGTTTACCAAACAGGTTCTACCGAATCAGACAATAGATATGCAGGTGTCATGCTCGCCGCGACTGCGACACCAAGTCAAAGATTGCATTTTATTGACCCAATCAAAGGGCGAGTAACCGCAGGCTATAAGATTTGGTTGGATTAAAAACCCAAATTATCCCAAAAGTCTATTGCCTCATCTAGTGAGTCAAAGTCCTCTTTGGTACAGTCGCCATCATTCTTCATCTTCTAAATCAAAATCCTCTGACCTAATGTCCATGCCATTACTTTTGCAATAATCCATGGTTGCAATAAAACTGGTTAGCGCCCGATTAGATAAATCCTGCATCATGTCAGGATATTGAAAGTCGGCCTCTACCTCAACAATTAGATTGAAAAGGCTAATGTGAACTCTTGCCTGTGACATAAGAACCCCCTGGACCCCTAAGTATTGCACTGGTTACAAATAATTTTTCCGACACACCGCAGGGGGTCTTTTGTAATGTCAGGGGTCGGGTATAGGGTCTGCTTACCCATGGGGCGTATGCCCCCCGATAGAAAGAAGGAAAGAATGGCATTTGATTTATCGGCTTACGAAACAGTAGCCGAAAGATTACAACGCGCACTCAATGACCACCCTGACTTACGATTAATTACAGAAATTGTAGACATCGCCCGCGACCCTGCGACCAATCGCCCATTGCAATACATTGTTAAAGCATCTTTGTATTACGGTGATTTATTGAAGGCTGTTGATTATGCAGAGGAAATGGTTGGCAGTAGTCATATAAACAAAACTAGCGCCCTTGAAAACGCCTCTACAAGCGCCGCAGGAAGGGCGTTGAGCCTTGCAGGGTATATGGGAACCGACCCCAATACAAAGAAGCCCATACGCCCTACAAAGCAAGATATGGAGAAGTCAGAACGCGTAACAATTTCCGCGCCTGTTGCTTTACCAAAAATTACGGAACAACAACATTCAGAGGCAACTATGGCTATTGCTCTTGCTGACACCTCAGTAACCATGGACCAATTAAAAAGCGTTTATACCCAATACGCATCAGTAAAAGACATCAAGGTAAATGGCACGACTTTGCTTGATGTAATTAATAAGAAAAAGAAGGAGTTAGCATGAGCGACAAACAAAAAAAGTTTGTTCCATCTGCAGGATACATTGTAAGCGTTCACCAAAACGCCTTAGGTATTCGCGCTATTGCGAGAGAACTAGATGTGTTTCCTGAAGTGCTTGCAGAGGCTATGGAGCGCGCAGGATTCCAGGTAGCGGCAGACCCATTTGATTTATCAAGTGATGCGGCGAAACTAATCAAGTTACAAACACGCCAAGAGGCTCAAGGATTACATGTTGTGAAGGAGAATGATGGTTCAGATAGTAACCCCACAACAAATTGAGGCACGACTTTATGCGCTATCCAAAGAAATTGATGGGGCGCATGAAGAACTCAATAAATGCGAATCCGAATATCATCAAAAGAAGGCTGAGTATGAAGTTTGTATGGCGCGAAGCCGTATGACTTATGCCAGTAAATCTTCTCCAACAGGTAAAAATTACACAGTTCAAGAGCGTGATGATTTGGCGCTGTTGGAAAATGAAAACTTACACTTTGATATTAATATTATTGAAGCGCGGGTAAAAGCCGCTCGCAACAATAACGCACGCATTAGGGTCCAAGTGGATTTGACTAGGAGCATGAGCGCTTCAGTTAGAACGAGCATGGAACTATGACAACTTTTTTGCTTGTCGCGCTTGCTTACTTTATTGGATTTTGGTTGGGTAAACGCGTAGGCGTAGCCCAAACAATGTTACGCATGGAAGGCATTATTGCCGACTTGCAACAAATTGAATTTACATTCAAGCGTAAAACAAAAGAGTGGAATGAGGACAATCTGTGATTGATTTACAAGACATGGTTGTAAAGTCATTGCGTGGTTATGACTCAAGCCGCTCGCGTTCTGTACAAGTAGAAGTAGGGCCATCTTCATTAGGCGGTTGCTCTCGCCGCGTTTGGCATGATTTAAAACAAACGCAGAAACTTAATCAGACAGAAACTCTAGGAGCAATTCTAGGAACATTTATTCATTCAGGAATGGAAAAGGCAATGCAACGCCTAGACCCATTTGGAGAAAATTTCTTGATTGAAATAGAACTAAACCATCCTGAAATAAAAGGCCACTGTGATTTGTACATTAAGGACCTTGGATTAGTTGTAGATTTCAAAACCAAGACCAAAAGCAGTATGAGGTACTTAGGTAAAGGCCAGGAGCAGTGGCAGATACAGGTTTATGGCTGGTTATTAGAACAACAGGGCTATGAGGTAAAAGGCGTAGCCCTTGTTGGAATTCCCCGTGACGGAAAAATGACAGATATAAAAATTTGGCAAGATGAATACAAGCCATCTGTTGCTTTAGAGGCATTGGAATGGTTACGCAATCTTAGGCAATGGGCGGTTACAGATGATGCACCCCCTCAACCACAATTGCATGTTGCATTTTGTAAAGATTACTGCCCATACTTTGACCCGTCAGGAGAAATCGGTTGCCCAAGTACGATGAAGTAGATTGGTCACAAGCGGCTTGTAGAGATTCTGTTTACACAGATATTTTTTACAATGTGGAAGAAGAA